CCCATCTGCCCAACGAAGTTATAGTAACAGGTCTTGACTCAATCGTCAAGTTGTTGACGGATCATGACCCTGAGACCACTGATCGTCTGATGCATTGTATCAAAGAGAGTTGCGGGGTCTACTTCCCCTGGGACACCTAGCATTTTGGCCGCATTGACGATGTTCTCTTTGATCTGAAGAGCCTCTGGATCATCACTCAGGGAGACCCGAGTGTACATAATCTTTTGTTTCTCTAAAAGGTTCTCTAGTTTGGAGACGTGTTCATATTTTTCCTCATTTGTCATTTGAGGAAACTTCATCATATCACCATAGATGTCTTCTTGCATCTCATTGATTTCAACGAGACCAGCACGAACATATTCACTGTCAAGAAAACTCATAGTAGTTTCTCCTTAAGGATTCGTTTAAATTTAAACACATCGATATTTAGAAAGGATGCATATTTTTTCATTTTCAGGGAAACCGTACTCCAAATAGGGTCATCCAGTTTCTTATCAAGATGTGATCTGAAACCAAGAATCTTATCAAGGATCACAAGAGTTTCTAGACTGATTTCTTTCTTCAGAAAAGACTTCAGGATTTTCGGGTGTTGGCCTTGAGTGCTGAAGAAACTGTCGAAATTATCTCTCGTAAAGATTCTTTCAACTTCATTTCCGAAAATGTAAGACAACGATTGATTTCGTCGTTGCCATTCTTTGAAGTGGGTTTCTCCATTTTGTATAATTTCTCCGATCCATACTTTACCAGGGTCATCATGAGATGTAAAGTTTGCAATGAAATAATTCACAATCTCATGGTCATCCTTCTTACGAGACATCCTCTCAAAAAAATATCTGTCGCGACGTTTGTTGAACGAAGCGACAGATGCACGAGTTTTACCAGAATATTTTACAAAGTCATACTTATCCTTAGTGAAATGATTCTTCATTCCAAGATAGGTTGTGTAGACTTCAAAAGGGGTCACTTTCACAGGGGCAAACGAGCACGGGAGGTACGTTTCAGAAAGTTGAGGTCAATGGCTTCCGCCTTGAGTTTCTCCTTCAATGGTTTGGAGATCAACTTCGGAACAGATTCTAACTCAATCTTGTTCTCTTCGCAATAGTAGACGATTGCGTCAATGTAATTAAAATCGGGATCAGTCTTGACCAGATTTTCAATATCTTTTGTAAACTTGGTCTGACAAAGAAACTTGTCTTTCAGAGCCTTGTCTACTTCTTTATTAGGCATCGGTAGATCGATTAGTAACAAATTTCTTAATATACTTAACTAGAAGCTTAATATACTCGTCTTTGTTGCGTTTGTCAAATACATGATTCTCCCCATTGGGACATTGCATGATTGTAATTAATTTTTTAACAGGAATACCAGTCATTTCATAATATGCACATGCATAAAATGTTTCCTGTACAAAATAATTTTCTAGCCATTCTTCTGGCTTAATATACTCTGAAGTTTTAAAGTCAATGACCGCAAGCTCGCCGTCAAACTCCGCGATACAATCAACACGACCAGCAATACCAAGGTACTCACTAAATAAAGTCCTTTCGATAGCATGGATGTTATCAATACGATCAAGGATCGGTTTGCAGGCGTGGAACATGAACTTCGATGCGGGAAGATGACTTTCCCAGTCAACGGACTTTCCTTCAAGGTAATCCTGGGCCACTTCGTGGAAGTCCGTGCCACGGCTCGTAGCCTTTCTAGTGATTTGATTCGCCTTCTCCTCACCTACTTTTTGTCTCCATTTAATAAATTTTTCACGATTATAAAAAGAGGTGACTGAAGTGATTGAGGGCACCCAGTCACCATTTGGCAATTCGTAAAGACGACAGCCTGGAGTTTCTTTTTTGTTTAGTTCAACATCACCTAGATGATTGATAAAAGTTCGATTCATTAGAAACCTAAAGCTGTTTTCTTCATAATGTATTCTTTGACAAGACCAGAACGAACGATGTCTTCAATACCGAACTCCACCATAGCGAACGACTCTTCCATCTGTTCAATAATCCTCATGAAATCAAGGATACCATTCTTCTCGTAAGTTTTCTGCAGATCAGTTTGAACTGCGTCACCACAGAACATAATTCTGCAGTTGTCACCTACACGGGTAATGATACTGTCTAGTTCGTGAAAATTCAAGTTCTGACTTTCATCAATCAGAAGGATACAATCATCAAAGGTTGTACCACGAATGAAAGATGTAGACCAGAAAGAGACAGTCTCCTGTGCCTTAAGGTTACCCCAAAGCATATCAAAATCTGCGTCAGAAGGCATCTCGAACATGTATTTAACCATGTTCTTGTATGGAATCTGATACAAAGCAGACTTATCCTCATGATCTCCAGGAAGGAAACCAATCTCACGAGTGGCTACAAGAGATCTAACAATGTAGATTTTTTTATATGGAGTGTACTCATTCAGTACATCCTTGAGTGCATTATAAAGAGCGACGAACGTTTTACCAGTACCCGCACATCCATAGGAGAAGATATGTTGTCCTTTTTTATACGCCTCAAAGAATTTCTCTTGATTCGGTGTAAGTGGTTCAATGTCAACTAGGAAGTCGTTGTTAATCGGTTTCTTCCTTTTCATCTGTTTGGCAGTCATACCGATCCCGATTGGATCTTGAGATTTTCTCTTTCTTGCAGGCATAGACTTAGATCTTCTTTACTCTTGACCCAGGTGCTCGTGAAGCTTTTTCCAGTACCTCGTTCCAACCTGGTTTTTTGGAAACGAGTTTGTTTCTCCAATCCCCCACCTCAGTAGCCATAGGAGCAGTAGAAGGATCAGACCAATCTCTGACCCATCCAGGATTATCCGCCAGCCACTGATCCCATTTAGTGAAACTCATCACTACTTCTTTTTGTTCTCCAGTTTCTTTATTGACAACGGGATATGTAGGCATAACGATAATATCAGGGGGTGAATGTATTTAGGCCCATTCAAGGGCTTCAGCAACGATGGGGAACTGTTCAGTAAACACCTCCTTACATGCATTTGCAATATCCATATGTTCTTTCTGAGTTCCATGTGCAGAACGCAGATTGATGTAATGAATCCAAGAACGGCATGAACCAGTCATGTAAATACGGGTTGGCGTGGCCAAAGGCAACGCAAAACGAGCGCACTCCTTTGCGACTCCAGCATCCAACATAGATTGATACAGGACCATGGCCTCATCAAAGTGACGACGAATTTTGATCTCAAACTCTTGTTTTACAAAAGGATCAATATCATCGATAGAGTTCTGACGATTCTTTGTATCTTGACGCCGCAGGTCAAACATAGGAACTTGATCTGCCAACATAGAACTGTCGGCATACCGTTGCGAAAACTCTTGAAATGTGAACGAGCGATGACGAAGGATTTGAGCTGCGATGGCCCTGGTAGTTTCAATCTCCAAGGTCATAAAACTCTGTTCAAAGACTGACCAGTGTTCATGTTTGATACAGTATCCAAGAAGTCCAGAGACCTTTGGATTTTCTTGGTTGTTCGGATTGGAAACCCGAGCAACATAACCCATAATTTTTTCAGCGTCAGGAGTCACACTGATCAGTTTTACATTCATTCTTTTTCAATAGTCTCTTGTACATTTTAACATACAAAATTTCCTCTGGAGTGTACCAGGTAGGATTTTCTTTTGCACGTTTAATAATTTTCTTGCAGGCCTTTTTGTCCTTCATGGGAGTAATATGCAGAGTAGTAACTCACGATCCCATTACAATTCGTGTTTCCTTGTGACACCCAATCATGAGCACATTCGTAAATGGCTTGATTAGGTTCTTTACTTGTGTTACTACTATTTAACTTACCACCAAATTTGTTAAGAAGAATCAAGAGAGCCTGCTGTCTCAGTTTCATCTTCTCATCACTGTAGCGCCAATCAGTCTGGGTATCCATCGTCATCACCGAGAACCTCATCATAATCTAAAATTAAATCACTAGAACCATATGGATCTTTCTCCATATAAGATTCTGTATCAGAGTAAACTTCTGATTCTAGTTCTTCGACGACCTCTTTGAGAGCGGCCAAAAGAACTTTAAGTTTGGCTTTGTTCATCCTCTTGAACCCTGGCAGAGTTATTATATCTAGGATCAGGTTTCTTGTCAAGATTCGTCTGTTCTATCAAATTCTTATAACGAGGATCAGTCCTCACAGTCTCGTGAACCATCTCTCCAAGTTCATCCGCACACTGACACCACTTGGACCTTAACTCCTTGGCCACAGACGATGCCAGGGGGTCCTCAGGACGATTATATTTGAACTCATACCACTTTTGCCAGAGTAATGCACACTCGGCCGATTTTCTGTTGAGGTATGGTTCCCTGTACACCGTAGGGACCTTTATGAGTTATATACTAATTATACGCACAAAAAAGGAGGGTCTAGCCCTCCTCATCTGAAATACTTTTATGTCACCCAACAGGATGATCTCTTAGAACCTCCCTACAGATACGTTTACATGTTGCCTGATGGTCGTCGCACTCTATCAAACAATCATAATAATCGTTGATAATATCTGATTCTACCATAGATCGATCTAAGGTTTTGTTTAATCGTCGGAAAGATTCTTTCCAACCAGCAAGTTGATTATGCGAAAGTAAATTATGCATAATGACCTCCACCTTAATTTAAATCATATCAAAGAGGGGAGTTTCATTTCATAGTCATTCTCCGTAATTCTGTACTATGTAGACAAGTTTGTGTTAGTTCACTAACATTTGTTAAAATAACATAAAAGTACAAAAAAAGAGAGGTTGTGAAACCTCTCTCTTGATCACTTAACGTAGGTGCGACCACGATAACAGAATGTACCGTGAGTCTCTTCTACTGGTTTGCGAACTTCACACTTGATACCACGATATGCAGTATGAGTGATCTGTGCATCATGGATAGCAGATGCTTTGTTGATCTGCTTCTTGATGAGTTGTAAGGTGTTCATTTGTCTTACTCCTAAAGTAGTTGGATTTTTAGGCCCGTTCCTTTAGTCGTTTGCGTCCCAGTAATGACTACACTCAGGTACAGATTCCTTTACGGTCTCCACCAGTTCTATCACAATTTTAGGTGATAGTTCTGATTCGTTTGCTTGAATTCTGAGCATTAATGCATCAGCATCCGCACAAAGCATACCAGAGTAAAGAAGTAGTTCAATCATGGGATGAACGCTCCGTTCCGCGACTTACTTGCGTCCTATGTATACAACCCTTCGCATTGACCTTCTACTTTTGACTTAAGATATCCTATCAGATTTAACTTTGATCGAAGATCAAGGTTTGGATCTGCTGAGATTTCTACTCGTCTCTGTAAGAACCTTTCACAAGACATGTGCCAACCGTAAGGATTAGCGTCATTATGATGGGCTAAGGTCAATGCCAGCAAGGTTGCTAACATGGATGAACGTACAGGTATTGTATACCCTATGGATTATATAGGCAAGCAGTTCTGTAACTTGTGATACAACTACTTATTTTGTTCATATTCATCGACCAACTTGTCGATGATTGTTTTCTTACCACTTAGTTTTTGAATGGTAAAGAGATTGGATTTGGAATACTTTTTTAGTTTCTTGTATTCTTTCTTGATTGCATTGAGAGCCTCAGGATTAACCTGACCTCTCATCTCCTCTACAATTCTTTGGTCTAGATCTTTTTTAGATGTACCACCACCAAAGTCTGCAGTTTTCTTTGTCCAAGATTCACTGGCAGAACCAGTGGAGGCCTCTTCTTGAGAGAGGTCTCCATATGCACCTTTTCCAATTGGTTCTTCGGTCATTTCTTTTTCTTTGTTTCTTTCGATTTGATTCCCCAAAGTTTGGCAGAGATTGTTCCTTCAGTGTATACCATATCTTTCATACAGTTTCCGAAAGTATCATAATAGGCATCAAAGATTTTTACCTTGACACCTCTTACAATATCTAACCAAGTTTCACCATCGCTTTCCAATGTTAAAAGATAACTGTCTACAGGAAGACTTTTATCTTTCGCAGCCTCTTTATCAACATTGGTTCCAATTACAGTGACACCATATGTTTGTTTGAAATCTTCGACTTGTACATTCGTCAAATTCACTTCCTCCATCCCCACTTGATATCGGGGTAAGCCTCTTTAATAATGTCAAAATTGATCTTGTAATCTTCTTCCAGACGACGATCTTTTACTTTACAGATCAGATTAGCCTCATCTGCATGAAGACCTTCCAGAAGTTGAATGAACATACTCTCTCTACGAAGAGACTTGAGAGCATCATTACCACCTTTCACAAAGTGATACAGTCTTTTGTACTCCGTAGAGAGTTGTTGATGTTCAGTTCCCTTGGGAGCCTCATTCGGAGTGTATGGAACAGGACCTTCGGGAAGCATACTTTCAGCTTCATAGTTCCAAATCAAGATAGCACGCAGAGCGTCCGTATCATACTCTTGAAGCGCCTCAACTTTTTTGGCCTTGCTACGTTGTTTAGAAACGAATGCAAGAACCTCAGTCAATAAAGGATTGGGCGGTAATTTAGTTTTAGTAGCCATAATTAGTCTTCATCGTAATAAGAGTCCTCATCAAGAACGACTCTAAGTGCTGTAAGTTGTGATGTAATTAGGTTCCCTTCAGTATCATACATTTCGGGGTGTGTGGCAATCTGTGCCGTTTTAAGTTCTACATACTCGGAATATTTTTCGTTTGCAAACCATCCAGTAATAAACCCGATGGCGGTGCCGCCTAGAGCAAACAAGGCACCAAAAACTAGTGAAATAGCTAACATTTTTCTAACCCTGAGAGACAACCAAATGGAACCTAATTCATCCTCCAACTCTCTGGTTTATTTAGAAATCTTTCTGTTCTTTGATCCTTTCTTGCGGCCGGGTTTTTTGTCATCACTATACTTCTGGGCATCTTCCAGTATATCAGAAAGGTAAGTTTTTATCTTACGGGCTTGAGGCTTTGGAATGTGTCCATATGCTTCTCTAAGTTGTTTGTGGAGAGAATCTTGACCACCTTCCAAGTATTCCTTGAGTTCGTTGACAAGATCCGTTATCTCCTTTGCAGTAGAACTATGCATGAATTCTTCTACGACAGGTCTCTTGACTTTACATACTCTCAGATAGTCATACATCTTAAGTACGAACTGCCCATCAAAAGCATGGTCAATAGCTTTTTCAACGTCGTAGTACAACTCATTCATTAGATCAATCCTTGTTCTCGCAAATATTTTACACTGTCAGTACACCCGCCAAGTTTCTTTTCAAACATGACAACCTGTGGAAATGTAGAACCTTCTCCAAACTCTGCATAAAATTGTTCCTTATTAAAGTCTTTGTCCAAGATATATTCTTGAAACTCAAGATCTTTTCCGACAAGAACACGTTTGATTGTCTCACAGTATGGACAACCTGGCTTTGAATAAACGGTGAATGACATTTGTTTTATCTAGTAGAGTTTATTTTTTGATGAAATTATTCTCTTCCAACCACTCACGAGTCATGGGGGTTGGTTCGTAGTCAGTCCACATAGTACCACGAGCACAAGACTCAAGAGCGGCCTGTGTCATACCTTCAGTGTGACCTGCCCAATATGCCTCCTTCTCCCAGGGGATTGCATGTGGTTGTGTCGCATAAGCACTCTTTGCAATCGCTTGATACATCTTTGGAACTTCTTCTTCATTCATGATGATAGCAATGAAGTTATTCTTGATGCTACCTGCCATACAGTCTTGAGCAGCGTGCCATCCTTCATGACGCATGACTGACATCATAGTACCAGGACGACGCATGTGAGCGACATTCAGAAAGAAGTTATTGCTCACAGTGTGATAGACACCGCGATGACCGACAGGGAAGTATCGTTCGTCTGCTAGAAAAACCCTAGCTCCGACCTTATTAAGTGATCGGACGAGAGAGTTAAACTCATCAGCAACAATACTGTAATCAACGTCAGCCAGGTAATCATCCTTGTTGAGGTCTGTGACTGTTTTGAGTTCTTCGACATGATCGGTGCATTCTCGCAGTAACATGCACCCTTGAGCATGGGCACTGAAGTAATGATCCTCTTTGATTGGATCTGCCAATACTGGAGCAGAGATAAGTGCTGCTGCCAGTGCCATCATAAGTTTTTTCATATCAGAAAGAAGGAATAGAAGATCCGGAAGAAGGAATAGCACCACCAGTGGCACTAGGAAGTTCAGGCATTGCTGCGTCTAGCATACCAGGAAGTGCTCCTGCAATTGCCTCTGTTGCTGCTTTAGCAACACGCTCTTTGACACTTTCAGCGATAGCATCACGACGGAGATAAACAACTGTTCCTCCACCAATAATACCGGCAGTTCCTACAAATGATAGAACTGCTAAAACATTAATTACTTTTTGCATAGTAAGCCTCGTAGTATTTGGCGACCCCGAAGGATGTCTTGTGACCCTGAGAAATCCAATCGTGAGCGCACTCATAGATTGATTGGGTGCTGTATTTAGGTTTAACACCTTCCATTTGACCACCGTACTTAGAAAGAAGAATCTTTAAAACTTCCTGTCTCAACTTCATTTTGAAGTCATTGTAGCGCCAGTCGTCGTAAGTCATTGGTAACGTCCCGATCCAGATTGCCAACCGTCAGACCCTTCTTGAAAGTTCTCAGAACCACCAGGAGGGTCAAGGTGCAAGGTGGTTGATTGATTCTTGGTTGCCATCTCATACATCAGTTCATGAATGTTCTCAGGTTCACTAGAATGAGTTTCTTGATACTGTTGCTGTTTGATGAGATTTTCTTGCTCCATATAATCCTTTTGCTTTTCAGTAATGGCAGCAGGTGCTCCGTATGGAGCTGAGAACCATTCGTCTACAGGATTGAGGACAGGAGCAGGGACACCCGTGTAATAGTTGATAGCATCTTGTTTGAATGCTTTACTTTCACATTCAACTACATCCTCATCGATGGAGCACTCTAGATCTTCGTCTTTAATTTTTTCTTTTGGAGAAATGAGTTCTTGAATCTTTTGAATAAATCGGTTCATTGCCAGTGGTAGTGATAGAAGTTTCCTTTGGAGTGGCACATGGGATCCTCTGAAGGAACCCTGTATCCGAGCATTCTTTGACCCTTAAAGTCTGTTCGATTGCCAATGATACGTAGAGCTTTGCGTAAGTAACTTTGTCCTTGTTCGGACTTTAATTCGCGTACAAGATTCATATCTGGGCGAACATTTTTGTTCCGCGTAATTCCCTCATACTGACCAGGAGAATAGATAACTTTCTCAACAGTGTTTGGGAATTGATTGGATCTAACTCTATTTAATATAGAGGCAGCAACACAATATTCATCAAGAGTATTACGTGCTGCCTCAACACGAATTACTTTAGCAAGATTCACATAATCATTATGTGTCAATTGTGGCAGTTGTGGTCTTGCCACAGGACCAATAGCAACTAATGTCGATAGAAACAAATTAGTAATCACTTCCCTCTCCAATGTATTCTAATGAGTAAACGTTGTGATCTGGGATGTTAGGGTCCAACCATTCGTCAAATTCTAGTCTAATGGCAT